TTGAAAATGAGTAACTTAATGACAATGGGAAGTTGCTTGAACGAGCAACAGAAACGTTGGAACACCAACGTACAGACAGCGCACCGTGTAGCTGACAGCTATATGAAATACGCTGAGGAGAACGGTGCTGACGCTCACGAACTTGGCGTTACAGCACAATTGCTTTCTAACTTTGCCGAGAAACACGGCTCGTACGACAAGTGTGTACGTGCTTTCGGTCGTGTGAACGATTCAGCCGCTGACGCTTTCGCACAGGCTACTCACGTATCGAATTTCGGACCTTGGCTGATGGACGTATTTCCTTTAATTACAGCATGGTATCCCGAATTTCCGCTGAAAGACCTGATTAGTGTTCAGGAAATGGAGAAACCTCTCGCTTGGATGTTCTTCAGCGTCCTGAAGACAGGTACTAACAAAGCACCGACCACTATCGGCGAGGTTGTCGAGACACCGCTTGGAATGCGTCAACTGAAGGCTAAGTATGTGACAGGTGAAATTTTCGGTGAGAATATCGTAGGCGGCGTTGACCCTGACGACAACACCAAGACAGCCTCGAACAGTCAAATCGTCTATGTTGACGAGGACGGTGCTGAGACAACTACTGTCGCTAACATTAAAGGCGCGAACGCACTTTTGGCTTACGCCCCTGTAAACCTTGCTGACGACTACAAGGACAAACTGTTGCTGACTATCACTGTCGGCGGAACAGCTACCAACTATGTATTCGCAAACGAGAACAACGGTGTCATTTCGTTCTTTACTGAGGGTACAACCACTCTGAAATCGGGTCTCTCACTTGACCTGACCACAGGTTTGATTTCGTTCACAACCACAAGCGCAATTGATTCTATCGTAGCTAACTACGTTTGGAATCTTGACTATGCGACTACTGACAACATTCCTCGCGTAAAAGAGGACGTTGAGAAAGTCGAAATGGTTGCCAAAGAACGCGCCCTGATGATTGAATGGACACTGTTCGCTGAGTACCTGAAAAAGACACAGTTCGGTCAGGACATTCAGAAAGACAACCTTCGCCGTTGCCTCGACCTTATGTACCAATATCAGGTAAGATATATCCTTGATGATATGCGTACATACGCTAAGTGTCAGGTTTACAACCGTGAAACTCCGAACAGCACAACAGCCGCTGACTACATCGGACAGGTTGTTATTCCTGCAAGCCAAACCTACTCGATTGACGTGAAAGTTCAGAAAGTTCTCGAAACTTTGAACAACTTTGCGAACATTATCGAACTTGAATCAGGTCGTATGTCGGGCAACCGTCTTGTCGTAGGTCGCGATTTCAAAGCATTCTTGGAATCACTGCCTAACACCTATTTCAAGGCTGAGGGCGGCAATTCGTCAGCGTTCTCGTCACCGCGCAAACTCGGTGAAATCGGTTCGTTTATGGTGTTCTTTGACCCGTTCATGGACAACGACGAGGGCTTTATGACCTACAAGGGTTCTGAGTTCTATGACGCAAGCTACTATATGGGTATGTATATGCCTTTAACTACAACAGATACAGTAGTTTTGGGTGTACAAGCCAAACAGTCGTTTGTCAGCATGGAGGCTTACAAGTTCCACAAAAAGAACTGTGTAATGAAACTGAAATTCTCTCACGCTTAATCGCGTCAGAATATTCCGAAAGAATCCGTATCCGTACAGGGTACGGATTTTTTTTTGCTCAACTGTTGCGCGTAACAAACAGATTATTATATTTGTCGTGTCTTAAACATTACACGAATTGTTAGAGGAATTGTACGGTAACGGAATAAAGGCTGAGGGTGTTGACCCGAACAGGCACAATTGGGACGTTCTGTCCGAGTTGTACAAGGGTGGTATCACTTTCAAATCATATCTTGACCCTCGTAAGGGTTTCGCTTGGCGAATAACGGAGACGCTTGACGGTGACACCGTGTTCGACCTTGTGCGTGACAAGATGACCCTGACCCGTTACACGGACACGGACAGGTACGGTCTTTTGGGTCTGTCCGCGATAGACAGGACGGACAGGGCGGTGATTCTGACAGAGGGCGTGTCCGACTATTTCACGGCTAAGATATTGTGTCCCGAATCGAACGTACTCGGTGTGACGACCCTGACAGGCTCGCACGCGGCTAAGGCGATTCTCGTAAACCTGTTTGACACGTTCACTATATGCACGGACAACGACACGGGCAAGGAGCGGAACACGGGTTATACCAACTCGTCCCGATTCCGTGAGTTCTTGGAATCATACGGAAAGACGGTGAATATTTTTCTACCGTCCGACGGTTATAAGGATATTTCTGATAATTTTGTTGGAAAACTCAGGCGGAATGGATAAAGACGATTTAGAGTTTATCGAGGATAACGAGGGCAAACTGTCAAAGTCGGAAATCGGGGAAATACTTGACATAGACCTGAAGACGGTTGACGAGAGCGAGCGGCGCATATTGGAACGCTGTGACGAACTGTATGACAGGTTGCTTACCTGCACCGAGTTGGAACAATACAAGTGTCTGTGCGCCGAATACGCGGTCGTTTCCATGAAAGCCGAGCGCATACGCAACCGCGACGACAACGCGAAAATGCGCTGTGTCGAGGAAAGCAAATATCACAGGACTGATAACAAACTATAATACTATGGAAAACCAACAGCACATAGACGACGCGATACACATAAAGGTCGGTTACGTCGCCGAGACGCCCGACGGGGGTGTCTCAGAGTTCTCGTCCCTGAACGCGGTGAGAATGTTCGTCAGGGAGACAGGACTGAAATACTTTTACGCGTTCGACAGGGACAACAGGGCTAACGTCGTCAAGATAAAGGCTATATATATGGACAGATACCGCGAGAGCGATATTAAAGACAGGCTGTTAGCCAACAATCAACAGGGCGGAAAATCGTTCTTTGTGCAGACGTTCAGGGACGAACGCCAACCCGAATCGGAACAACCAAACGAGTACGACGATGGGCAAGAGTTATAACTGCGGCTATTACCGCGAGAAACCCAAAAAGGGCGGAAAGAAAAAAGGGTTCAAGAAACAGGAATTTGACACTGAGCGTCAATACTCGGACAAATATAAGTTCAACAACAAAAACAAGTGGTGAAATGATTGAAACATTGGAACAACTGACACAGTATTTCGACGAACACGAGGTCGAGGGTACGGGCTATTTCACAGAGCCGTCCTACGTGACAGCGATAGTCGGAATGACACAGGACGAACGGTTGGTTTACGACTATGACAAAATGGTCGAGTTCCTGATGAGACAGGACGGAATCAGCAACGAAGAGGCTATCGAGTTTATCGATTACAACACAATCAGGTCTATTCCCTACATGGGCGAGAAAGCACCTGTCGTTCTGTACCGCGATATGTTGGAAATGATTTAACTATCGTTCCATCTATCGCAAGTATTTTGCGGATACAGATATTTAACCGATATTTGTATCATAATCAATAGAAAGGGTGTGTGCCAATATACACGGCACGCGCCCTTTTTATTTTAAAACCTATGTGCTATGAAAACGAGAAACGAACTTTACAACGAATGGTGCGACGCGGCTTTGAGTGTGTTAGAGGAATACGACATTTACAACCGAGAGCAGATACTCAGGTCGAGGAACGCCGACTGTCTCGAATACAGGGCGATTCTTATTTCCGTCCTGATGTCAAAGGGTCTGTCTGACGCACGCATACAGGGCGTTACGGGTCTGTCCCTGCAACAGATATACAGAATGAAACGGTACGCGTTGGAACTGTCACGGGACAGCGGTTCTGTTTACAGTGTCATTCTGCCTATCGTAAGGCAGTGCGTTGACACTATCGTATAATCATTCACACAATATGTTGACACACGGGTTGTAACACCTGAAATCCGTTTTTACTCGGCGCATTTTTGCAATGTCAACAACAATATGCGCAGACGGTTGTGACAGAATAAAAAAATGTCAAACTAAAAATTAAAGTAAAAATGGAAAATAACGGTTATTACGGGGGTCTTTCAGCATTCGAGGCTACGACCCTTATGCAACGTGAATCAAAGAGACCCAACGGGACAGGCGTGACAGGCGTCGTCCTCGGTTCAGCCGCCCTTCTCGCCGCCGCAGGCGCGTGGATTTTCGGCGGTTGCTACGCCTCGGGACGAGCAAAAGCCAACAGAGACCTTATCAGGCTCAACGCCGAACACAACAACCAAATCACGTCGTTGCTCGCGACAACAATCGCCGCAGAACGCGCCGAGCGCGTCGCGCAACAGCCGACGGTTCAGTCTTACATCGACGTTCAGACCAATCCGACACAGTCAGGCACAGCCGCAAGTTCGGCACTCGCCGATTCAATCGCTTTGGCTCAGGCTATCAACAACAACGAGGGCGGTATGTCGTCGGCTATTCAGCAGAGTTCGTACCTGCGCGTTCAGCCAATTTCGGTCAAGGACTGCGGTTGCGGTTGCGGCGGCAACTAAAAACAGTACGGTTGCGGCGTAATAAACCGCGACCGTATTTTAAAAGTTTAAAAATCAGTACATTATGTTTAACAGAGCCACATCGTTTGATACGAACAAGATAATACCCACGTCCAAACTGTCGCTAAAACTGTCCTGTCTCGACGCGTGCGACAACGACATCGAGCGGGCCGACAAACTGTACGAGTATATGACGCGCGACCTGAAAAACCTGCCCGACACAGACCCTAACGTCCCGTCGGGAATACAGAGGTTCAAGACGGGCGCGGACGACATACTCGGTTGGGTCGGGGAACACAAAGACCTGATACGTCAGGGCATCGCGCTCGTTCAGGGGCTGAGGGGGAAAGTGACAGGTGCTGTTCCCGACGGTGTGCCACCAATACCTAAAATGTGATGAAACCGATAATGATAACGTTTTACGCATACGCCGAGGACGATTCCGACGGCGAGAAGTTACAGCGCGAGTTGTACGAGTTCGTGAACGACAAGTACAATCAGGGAATCCTGATTACCGCTGAGAAGTTGAGGACGGCTATAAACCGTTTCAAGGACAATATTTTAGTTAGTAAATTTCTAAACGGGTAAACTATGAGCGATACAAACAAGCAACAGCCCCGAAATATCTTTGAGCAGATACTGTTCGGGCAACTGACGGTCAACAATAACATTGTGGCTTTGTCAAAGAATGTGGAAATTTTAAACGACAAGATTGACGACATAATGTCGGTTTTCTCGACACAGACGGACGTCGTGCCTGAATCCAAGCACAGCCCCGTCAAAGAAGAGGAATCAGTGTTAAACGATTAAAAGTATTTGAATTATGGCAATTATCAGCGCAACATTAGCGGCAGGTTCAGTAACCTCGCCCTATTTCTACCAAGTCAACGTCACCGAGACGTTGTGCAAGAACTCGTGTTCCGAGGCGACGCCCGATTTCAAGCCCGTGTTCGCGTTGGTTAGTTATTCCAACGTAGGCAAGGGTCAGTATATGGCGACGGTGTCGTGTTCGGGCGTGATTTGCTACATTCCGTGCGGCGGCGGCGCGTGCTGTACGAAGTCCCAACTCGTCAGCCAACTGTTCACCATTCCGTTCTACTCAGAGGACGCGCCCGAGAGCGTGATTCTGACACAGGGCGTCAGCGTGAACGCAATCAGCGTCAAAGGGTGTCAGTCGTGCGGCAACGTGTTCGTGAGCGAGACACCGCTGTCACTCGACGTCGTCACAGCGGCGGCGGCAAGCGATTCAACTGACTGATTATGGTAACGGTAACTTTGGCGATAGTATGCGCGTTGGCGACCCATTTGGGGCTGACGTCGGCGGTCGGGAAAGCCGCGAGCAAGGTGTTCGGCTGTACAAAGTGTTTCACGTTTTGGGTGTCAGCCGTGTACCTGTGCGCAACGAATCACAGCGTCCCCGTGTCGTTGGCGTGCGCTATCGTCGCGAGTTACCTGTCCGTATGGGTTGAAATCGGTTTTGTTTTTCTGAACGGCAAATACAACGAGTTATGGGAAAGGGTAATGCGAAAAAAGGAATGACGGTGTACAAACCGTTACCCAAATTTAGGTCAAACTGTAAAAATTGTTCAAAATGAATGAGTTAAGTAAAAAGTTTATGTCAATCATTAAACGGGTTGACGAGAAGAGCGGCTGTCGTCTGTTACAGGCGTTCGTGGACGAAATCGGCGAGGAACGTTCGTATGAAATACTCGACTTAGCCGAGGGAATGATTCGGTTCAAGAACTACGTGACAGAGAAAGAGGCTATGCAGATAGTGAACAACTTTCTGAACTACGACAACAGCAAGGGTGCTAAATGGACGCCTGACGATGTCAAGGCGGCTATAATGTCGCTCGGCGGCAAGTGCGAAATGGACGGCGAGTACAATTGGTGGTCTATGTACGTGACTATCGAAATGGTGCATTCCGACGAATGGGGTGTCCTGAAGACTATCGTCGAGCCTCAGAAAGAGGCGGCACTGTGCTACGAGTTGGCGAAAGCCAAACTGTTGGACAAGGACGAACTGTATAACGTGCGGACTTATTTTCAACTGTAACACATAGTCTTTTTGTTTTGGAAAACGTTTCCCTGTTCGTTCGGGGGAACGTTTTTTTGTTTATCTTTGTGTGTTATTTAATAAAACAGGCTATGATAACAGATAACAGAAAGAGAATGTACCGTATGTCGGATTCGGCAGGGAAAGACCTTGTTGTGACTTGTTATGCAACAACAGGCAACAGGTATGTTTATGAAATAGGTGAACCTAATTATAAAACTGTCAAGAATGACTATTACGATATAGACAGGGAATATGATAAAATAATGGGTACAGATACTGCACGGGAAAATAGAACTTATTTAGACGTAAACGTCCTGTCAACCCATACGCTTAAAAATACGGGTGGTGATTCGGATGAAAAGGCGTTTGAAATGTTCCGAGAGGAATTTCCCGACTGTAATATCTATTGGAAAGGTGAGTATGAACAGACGCACCCGTACAACGGTCAAATCAGCGACGGTTTATGGTCGGGAATAAAAAAGTTTTTCAGCGGCAACAGTCGTGAGGGCGCAGAACCCGAGTACGAGGTCGGTGACAAGATAAAGTTCGAGCGTCGTAGCGGACAGAACGCCAACGGTGTGATTGAGAACGTGTACAAAAACGAAGAGGACGGCGGAATAGACTACGGTGTCCGCTCGACAAGGTCAACCGACAATATCGTCGTGCCTGAGGAAAGCATTATAGATAATTCAAGACGTGGCGTCAGGGACAGGATGTACAGGGTTTCCGACGACTTGGACGAACCCCTGCCGTACACTGACGAACACCCTGCGAGCGATTGGCAATATTGGGGCGTCAAAGAGACAACCCTGAGACAGGTCAAACCCGACGATTGGTTCACCCTGAAACCGATTCCCGAACCAAAGGAAAGTCAGGTTTGGATAAAGAATTTCTATAACCGAGAAGACCGTACGTACACCTGTACACGGTATGACGGCGGCGGCGAGCGTTACCTGAAAGGTGACAGGAAAGTTTACGTTGACTTTTACTTTTAGGCTCATAATAAATAGAATTTTAAGGTTATACCTATGGTCGCCCAACGTCGTGAGGACAGTCGGGCGATTTTTTTAGAGAAAAAGTGTTGCACGTAACAAAACAATTATTATATTTGCCCTGTTTTTAACACGAACACATTATGGATTTAAGAGACAGAATCAGGGACACGGTGCTGACGGAAAACGCTTTCACGGCAGGCAATATCAACGACATTGCCAACCTCGCGTACCGTGTCAACGAATCAGAACCCGACGGGGTCACTGACTTTTGCGACGAGAACCTTGAAGAGGGTCAGAAGTACAAGGTCGTCATATCGACAGAGCCTGACGACGGACACGCGGACGCGGTTTACAAGGCTAACGGCGGATTCTACGCGAACTTTTACAAACAATAACAACAGCTATGACAATAACACCAACAACACAGACGTCCCAAGCGGACGTCGAACTCGTCGCGAGATTGGCGAGACTGAACAAAGAGCGTGACGAAAAGGAATCGAAAATCAACGAACTTTTTAACGCCCTGATTGAGGGTACGGAAAATTTCGAGGACTTGGAACTGTCCACGGGCGAGAAGTACGACACCCTGATTACATACGAGTACCTACTGACACGTTTGCGTTTCCTGACAGCCGACGAACTGCGAAGGATAGATTTCGCGCTGTCGAACGAGAATATCCTGAAGGGTCAGGAAAAGGCGTTTTACACAAGGCGCAAGACATACCTGCTATCGGTCAACGCGCGCCTGAACGAAATACGCGAGGATTTGAACGTTTTACAGAAGACTACATATTTTATGAAAGACAGGTTTTAATACCTTTTTTATTTACATTTTTTATTTTCTAATTTTTTAATTTTCAATTTTTTATGGGACAAATGATTGAGTTTGGACAGAAAGTCCAAAAAGTCGGTATCGACAAATTTGACTGTGCTGAGGGAATCACCGTAAAGGGTATTTTGCTGAACTATGCGAACCCTTACGCACGTAACATCGCGTACGACGAGGTCAACCGCTGTTCGGTTGAGTGTACAAAGGAAATGGCTATCAAGTACAACCTGAACCCGTCGCCGTGCTACTATTTCGTTCTCGCGACATTCGCGACGGACGCGAACAACAACATTTTGGGTGACAAGGAACAGCGTGTCACTTTTATCCAAATGAGTAACAACCAATACGAGCATTTTCTCGCCGCGAGCAACAACCTCGCGTCTTGGCACGGCTACGTGACATTGCAGAAAAAGAAACGAAAAGGCAACAACGGCAAAGATTACAGTTTCGTTGAATCGACACCTGCCGACGACAACGCTGATGGATTCAAGAGTGTGTCACAGGCGTTGAAAGACCGTATCAACAGATTGGTTAGCGATAAAAATTTCATAAACACCGCCATACAACTTATTGACGCGGCGACAGGTCTGTACGAGGACAAATACCTCGAACGCATAGAACAGAACAAACGGAGACAGTTGCAACAGGGCGGCTACCAACAGGGCGGCTACCAACAGCAACCTCAGGCTGTTCAGCCACCGCAACAGCCACAGGCGGCGCAACTGCCCCCGACGGCACAAAACAACGGCGATGTCGTGAAAACGACACAAACCGTGCCGCCGCAATTGCCACCGCAACCGACAACGGTATCGCAACAACCTGACGATTTCGGCGAAGAGGCAGGTGGTGATTTACCGTTCTGATAATCAATAAGTTACACAATGTTTATTCCGTCTAAAAAAGTCATCAACGAGTGGGGAACGTTTGACAGTACCCCTGAGTGGTTATGTTTTGAGCAGAAGATTATACCGCACATACAGAGCGGTGAGTATTTTGATTGGAAACTACATCAAACGTATGAGATAATCCCCAAACTCACAAAGACCGTTTACATTCAACTGAAAACGAAAGTCAAGGCGGTTGAGAGAGTGGTAGAGCAAAATGCAGAATACACTTGTGATTTCCAATATAGTATCAGTACCGACAAAGGTGAGCAGATATACATTGTTGAGTTCAAGTCAAGTTATTCCGCAAAAGCGAGGGACTACACACTGCGCAGGAAACTTATTAGACGGAGGATAGCGGAGTGGAACGAGCGAGAAGGTTGGGACAAGTGGGTTTTCTTGGAGTACAAGGAGACCGACTTGGTTCTCCCACCGAAAAAGAAACGGGAAAAGAAACCTAAAAACAAAAAAGTTAAACCTTAAAAGTAAAATACTATGGCAAAGAAAAATGACGTGTCGATAGACGACATAATGGACGAATACTCGTCAGGCGGTGAAATGACATTCATATCGACGGGTATCAAAGCACTCGACGAAATCAGCGGCGGCGGCTTGCTCGAAGGTACGATGTACGGCTTTTGGGGTGACGCAGGCACGGGTAAGTCGTCCCTGTGCGCACAGATAGCGCGCAAGTTCTGTGACGACGGCTACTCGGTTCTGTATGTTGATTCCGAGAAGTCCCTGAACGACGTTCAGAAAAAGATATACGGTCTGACGAAATACTGTCCCAAGGACAAGAACGCGCCCCGTCAGTTGTATCACCTCGACCGTATCGTGACCATGAAACAGTGCGACGAAATATGCAACAAGTTTATTGACAAGGGTACGGTGAAGTTGATTATAATTGATTCAATCACGGAACTACTCGCCAAGCCTGCCGAGGACATAGATATTGAGAAACAGACAATCGGCGAACACGCGCGTCAGTCAAAGGATATGCTGTTGAAACTGAAATGCGCCGTCCACCTGAACGACGTTATCTGTATCGTTATGTCACAGGCTCGCGCCAACATTCAGACCGTCCCGACATACGGGGCGTCGGACAAGAAACAGGCAGGCGGCTACGCGGCGAAACACGTTCCTGACGCTATCCTGCAAATAGCCAAGGGTTCGGCTATACGCGACACGGAAAACAACGTAATCGGTCACGTAATGAAAATGAAATACGACAAAAACAAGATTCACGCCCCGATGATGATTGAGCAGAATTTCATTTACGGTGTCGGAATCAGCAACAAGATGGGCGTCATAGACGCGGCACTTGAACGCGGCTTTATCGAGTTGAACGGTCGCTCGTACGTACTCGGGAACGGCAGTAAGTACATAGGCAAGAAAGCCCTGTACGATATGACGGACGAGGATTTCAATTATTTGGACGAAATGCTGAATTAGTAAAACAACAATTTAAAAGTGAGTTATTATGGCAAAAAAGAAAATTTTTGAGGCTGACGAGGAAATCGTCAAGATGGTCAGGGAACAGTTTGAAAAAAACGGTTTCAACGACAGTATGACCTTGCAGGTGTTCGGTATCACAAAGCAAAAGGACGTCGTCAAGGCGTCAAAAGCACCCGAGCCGACAGAGTTCCTGACAGAGAAAGAGAACATTATTCAGGTGTTCGTGTACGAGGGCGTGTTTAACGAACTCGACGAGGAGACACAGCGATTCCTGATTGAGTTCGCGTTACAGCCGATTTGGTTTGATTCGGACAAGGGCAAGGTTGTTATCGACAAGAACCCGTACAATCCGCTGTTCGAGTTGCGTAAAAAGTACGGCAACCGCGCCGACGAACTGTTGGAGACCTCGTATGTTGCAATCCAACAGGCTGAGGACTTGGAAAAATCGGGCGTAGCCTGATAGTTTTATATGTTAGACAAGAAAAGTGGGGTTGTGAATAACGATTCCACTTTTTTTGTATATTTGTGCATATTTTTTTCATAATAAGGATTTTTTGATTAAACAGTCAGTGGAAAGTGCGGAACGTCGAAAGATTTTCCGCACTTTTTTGTTGCACGTAACAAAACAATTATTATATTTGCGACACCGTTGCGATATTGCGGCGGTATGACAGTTTAAAACACAACAACAATGGACTTGAAAAAGTATTATCTACGCAACGAGTTGGTTTGGCGCAAGCTGACAGAGGACGAAATGGCGGCGTTCAGAGAGAAGGGCGTCGTCGAAATCGAGGGTCGTGAATACTCAGCCTCGCCGAGAATATCTTATTTTCAGAACGACAACGGTGCTGTCGAAATGTACGAGGTGTCGGACGCCAACATATTCGGTGATTCCATCCTGAACGGTGTCATAACCCCGTCGGGCGAAACAGGTCGCAACATCGGACTGAACAACCTGACAATGCCCCTGAACGTGACATACGCTGTTCAGGCGTTGGTGTCGCCTAACAGTTATTACGTCAACAACAGGTTCTACACCAATATTGAGGACGCTATCGACTATTACCGCAAGATAAAGGACTTTGTAATAAACAGATAATGGTTACGGACATTACGGGTCGGACATACGACAGGACAGGCACGGTGTCAGTGCCGAAAATTGAGGGTTCTGTCATTTTGGCGGAACTTATGTGTGTAAAGTGCGGCAAGCGTTGGACAACTAAGATTCCCCTGAAGGAATCGTTGAGGGACATTCGGTGCGGACTGTGCGGACTGACAGGCTACATTATCAACACGGGGCAATATTTATGAAAGACGCTGACAAACTATTGAAAATAATCGGCACTTTCGGTCTGAACAATCAGAAACGGAAGTTCGCCGAGGAATCGTTCGAGTTTATCGAGGCGGTCACGGAATACGAATGCGATATTCGTTGGGAGGATTACGACAGGCGCGAGGTCGCTTGCGACAAAGGCGCGATAACCGAGGAATTGGCTGATTGCATGGTGCTGTTGCGGCAGTTCGTTTGCTTTTTCCAAATTCCTGAAGAGGAAGTCGAGAAAATGATTGAGTTCAAGATAAACAGGACATTAGAACGAATGAACAATGGAAAAGAAAAAGATAACACAAAAAGAATGGGATAAATATCGCGGACATTGGAAAACTATCATAAACCATGTTTTCCGAGCCGAGAACGCGCTCAGTAAAGAATGCAAGGAGAAACTGAATCAGGCGAGGGGTAAGTCGCCTGACGAGGTCAAAAAGGCGTGCGACGAGTACATCGGTGCTGTCGCTGACAAAATATTGGGTTATACATTCGAGGTGGAATGAGCGCGAGTAATTCACTACATTATCAACTGTGTGTCGAGGGCGCGAAATGGTTGCACCGTCGCAAAAATGATTACAGGAAATGTCCCCAAAAGGAATGTTACGGAAAGGGGTTTTGCCGTGAGTGCCGCAGGTACAACTATGTCGCCGTAGAACTGAACACCTACGGTGCGGAACAGACAGACGTTTGGGGGTGGGACGGGTGTTCGACTGCGGTTATCGAGGTCAAGACATCGCACGCCGATTTCCTGAAAGACGCGAAAAAAGAATGCCGTTCAAAGGAATACGAGGACTTATGGTGCGGCAACGTCCGATGGTATCTATGTCCTGACGGTGTCATCCAACCCGACGAGTTGCCTGAAAATTGGGGTTTGTTGTATTGGGACGGAAAGGCAATAAGGCACGCCGTCGCGCCGACACGGGTCAATTGTGTCCACGCAGGCGACCTGTTGATTATTCACAGTATATTGCGCCGTGAGGGATTTCCGCAAAAAATATTCAATTATCGGGAATCCGATTACGGTAAGGGAAATATTAAAAAACAAACGTTTAACACTTAAAAACAAAACAAAATGAAAGCACTTTATTTTTTCTCGGTTGCGGCTATAATCACTTATTTGGTCGTGACAGTTATGACATTCGGTATTCCGAAATCAATTTCCGACACTCACTACCTTTGGAAAAGCAAGGGGCGTGACTATCTGTTCACATTCGTTATGTGGGGTGTCGGTATTCCGATTCTGATTTATTGGATTTCAGTGTCGCCTGAAAACCTGCAATTCATACCGTTCCTGAGTATATCAGGTATGTGTTTCGTCGGCGCGGCGTGCGCGTTCAAAGAGACCCTAACCTCAACGGTGCATTACGCGTCGGCAGGCGTTTGGGCGTTTTTTGCCGTACTGTATTTCGTGCTTGTCCACGATTGGGTGGCACTGACGGTCGGCGTCCTGTCATTCATTCTATTGGCGTTGTTTATCGGGCGCAAGCATTTCACCTTTTGGGCTGAGGTCGCCTGTATCCTGACTATGATTGTCGGTATATACAATTTATAAACTACCCAAAGTTTCTTTAAGCAGATAGTATGAACAACAACAACAACAAAAACGAGAAACCGTTGAATATGTCGATTCCGCTTTCGGCTATGTACAAGTCGCTTGTCAAGCAATACTCGCGCCTGTGCAGGTACGCGGACAGCCTCGAAAGCGAGGTTAAGGAACTGCGGCGCAAGAACGAGAACATACGCGTCGAAAACAAGTTCCTGAAGGAAAAGATAGCCCGTCGGAAAATCGTTGACGAGTACGGCGGCGACGTGGAACAGATGCACAAGATAATCGCCGACGGAAAGGCGAAACGCAAGAATATGCAACGGATGATGGAGAATTTCGCCAAGCGTCACAAGGGAAAGGACGTGACGGTCGAGCAACTGACAGAGTTTTTCAAATCATTAGAGACGGACGATGATACAGAGAATCAGGATAACGGATAACACCAACACGCCCGTCAACTACGCCTACGTGTTGCCTGCGTTCGCCAACGGAAAGGAATACACGTTCACCGACCGTGTGAACATAATCGTCGGCGAGAACGGGTGCGGAAAGACGACGCTGTTGAAAATGCTACGGGCGTATCTGATGGTCTATCAGGACGAGTGCGGCAAGGGAATATACAATTCCGTCCTGCACACCGTTTATAATTGGACGTGTGACGAAATGAACGACGGTGCTGACGTTTACGCCGACTACCGCCTGAACACCTTTTCGATGTTCGCCGCCGAGGACAGACACCCTGACGTGGCTATGGAATCGTTCGAGCGTTTCGGTCAGGCTTACGAACTGAGCATAAGTTCAAAGGGTCAGAAGACGACATACGCGCTGTGTTCGCTGTTCGACAAGATTTTCAACAAGGGCGCGAACCTGACGTTCAACTACGAGGAGGTGTTCAAGGACTGCCCCTTGTATATCGACTACGTGAACAAGCACCGCGTGTTAGATTCCGAGAACACTTGGACTATTCTTATGGACGAGCCTGACAACAGCGTTGATATTGAGCGCGTGTCCGAACTGTACAAGATATTCTCCGTACCAAAGGACAACACTCAGGTTATCGCCGTCATACACAACCCGTTCCTGATTGCCAAACTGTCAAAGGTCAAATCGGTCAATATGATTGAAATGTCAGACGGGTACGTCGAGAAAATCAATAACTTTGTGAGAAAATTCAACAAGCTATGACAACAGAGGATTTCGTGCCGTTCGAGACGGCTGTGCTTATGAGAGAGAAGGGTTTTGACACACCCTGTGACGAGGTTTACGATTCGGACGGAAACCTGTTCAACATTATGAACAAGCCGCTTGACGACTACGAATACTGTGCGCCAACGTTGGCTGTCGCCCTGAAATGGTTGCGAGAGACGCACGGTCTGTACGCGGACGTGTTCGTGATAGACTACGCCCCCGAGCCATGGGTGGCGAACATACACAGGTACAACGACGAAATCGAGTTGGTGTCCGTTTACAGGCACAACGGCGAGTTTTTCAGGACATACGAGGACGCCGCCAATTTCATAATAAAAGTTTGTTTGGAAAAATTCTTATAATCTCACATTGTTATTTCGATTTTTCTGTATTTTAGCGAGGTAAACACGTTTTAAAGTTCCGAGAAACGCCGTCCGCTGTTTCTCGCCCCGTTCACCCGAACGGGGTTTCTTTCAGGCGGACTTTTTTTATGGAAACAGAACTCAACGACATAAATGTTTACGTCTCGTTCGAGACGGCAAAGAAACTCAAAGAAAAGGGTTTCGACCGTATGCTGTACAGTCATTACACAAACGGGGGTCTCCTGATTGTGTCCGACTACAAGGCGTTATGGCTGACACCTGCCCCGACGCTCGGTCAGGCTGTCGAGTGGTTGCGTCAGAGGAACGTATGTGTGTCGCTGACTGTCGGTTCTGCCGACGACGGTGACGACGACCGTCAGACTTGGAAAGTCAGGTTCTACGACAGAAACCTGAATATACTCGCGTCCATGAACGGACTGAATATAACAGACTATAACAAAAGTATCGAGTTGGCTGTGAATTACGCGGCTCGGTTCATATTACCTTAAAAAAACAGCGCGTATGTATCCGCAGATAGCTTACATAAGACTGACTGAATGGCAACAGCGAGCGATAAACGCGATAGCGTTCAACAACAACTATATGATTATCGCTCAGGATGTCAACGGAAAGGCGTTTTTGGACTTGAACATAAGCGACGAACTACTGCAAGACGGTCTGAAGTCCATGTGTCAGGAGAACCCTCAGTTGTTGGATATGCTCACCGACTTGGTGATAGACTTGCACACTGAGAAAAAATGACTATATTCGCGTCCGAAAGGATGTTATTGTTAAACAAGGTTTGGGTAAATGCGTTTGAGAGCGGAATCGTGAAAAATTCCGCTTTTTTTATATATTTGTCTGTAAACTTTAAAATTGCAAGAGGATGGAAAGATTTAAGAACTATTGGATTGCCTTTTCAGGAATGCTATTCGGTTTCCTGTTCGTTATGTGCGCCGTCGGCTCGACCGCTTGGCTTGTGACGGACGGACACTATGTTTTCGCTGTGGCGACCCTCGCGACGTCCTGTTTCGCCGCCAAACCTGTCAAAGAGTATTTTATCAAAACCGTCGTAATGTGAAAACGTTGGTTGTTATCGCCGCTGTCCTGACGGTTCTTGTCAGGCGTCCGCTCAGGTGGCTTAAAGACGGATTCTACAAGTACAACTATTAGAGTTGTACTTTTTTTTGATTTTTTTTATAACAAGGTATTGTTATATTAAAAAGTTTTGTATATTTGCGATACCGTTTCAATAGTGGGGCGGAGAACTTTAAAACAACAACAGCAATGGATGATTCAAGATTGGTTTATCGAAGGATAACACGACGGGAGGCTAAAATAATGTGTCTTGATGCGTTGTCCGCACAAGCGGATTCAATAATAGACGCTGGTTTTACCGACGAAAACGGCAAGCCTATCAATCTCGACAATAGAAGTATAATGTATTTAAACGAGGAGATTGATAAATTATGTTATGAATTAGAAAAACGGGCAAAAAAACTTAAACTAAAACAACAACAACTATGACTTTAAGAGACGATTTTGTGTCGGTACGCATCGCCGACCTACTGAAAGAGAACGGTTTTGACGAATGGTGTGACACTTATTATATCAACGGTCATTTCAACTACGGCACGCCTATCAGGAACTCGCACCTGACGAACGGTGTCATTTCCGCGCCGACAATGTCGTTCGCCCTGAAATGGCTACGCGAGAAATACAGTGTGTTCGTTTCCGTGATACGTGTGGACGGCGCGTACAACGTTGACGTCTGTGACGAGAACGGAAAGAGTTACTGCGACGGCGAGAATCCGCCCGTGCGTTTCGAGACGTACTACGACGCTGTCGAATCGACGCTGTTCGACATTCTCGCCGACCTGCACATTTGGGTCAGGGACGGTTACGCAAAGAAATCAGAGAGCGATAGCCTTATGTGCGCGTCCGACGAGTTTTTCGCCAAGCACATCGAAGAGTGCTACGACAACAGTCCGATAGCGTACCTCGCGGCTATGGAAATGGCTGTGCATTTGAGAAAGGAAATACCTGACTTGGATTGAACAGGAAAGCGAATAAATGCTTATGTTTGCGATTAAAATGACAGAAAGGGAACAGGGGTTGCCGTAAACAGCCCCGATTCCCCCCTGTTATGAAAAAGATTTCACTAACAACAAAAGTACAAAACAATGACAACAAAGAAAAAAACTGACGGCAGAATCAAAAGCACCGTCAAAAAAGCGAAAGAGAACTTAGAGGGAACTAACCCGACGATAACGGCAGGCTTTTGCCAACCCGAGTACGTAAACTCCGAGAAGACAACAGACAGGATGACGATAACCGACACGGACACCCCCGAGCCTCAGACATACAAGTTTTTTTGGGGCGACAGGGACGACGACAAACTCGACCTTGCAAAGGACATTCTGATTCGTCTGATTGATTTCAACCTCGAACAACTGTCGCGCAAAGATGTTGATAAAGTGTTGATATATGACAACCCTGCGGAATACGCCGCCGAGGTTGTGAACGAACTGTACGAGAAAGTGGATGATGGTAAGTAATTATTGGGTCATACCTGCGATAAACCGCGACTATCAGGCGACGGTGATTGACGACGTGATAGCGCACATAGAAACGATAACGAAGACGCCTCTGACAACAAAGGGTCGTTATCGCACCTTGTGTGAGGGTCGCCAACTCGCCGCGTACATTATGCGCGTCAAGTTCGGTATGTCGTTACAGTCAATAGGCGACCGTTTGGGAATAGACCATTCGACTGTCGTGTACGCGATAAAGACGATTTCGGCGTTCATAAAGATGGACAAAATGTTCGTCAGCCGTTGGAAAGACATTATAGAATACGCGGAAATCGAGAGCATAAAGGTCGAGACGGAGGAATCCAACAGCAAAGACCTTCCGACCGTGTGCGGCGAATGCTCGGCGTATCAGATACGTTCGAGAATGTGCGCCCTGAGGTTTATCAACGTGTATGACAGGAAACCGATAGTCAAGGACTGTATGGGTCTGCCTATCAGGAAAAGGACTTGAAATATGTTGCTTTTAAAGACGCTCATAAAACAACAGATGAAGACGCTGAAAATGTCTTACGCCGACATAGCGATAAAGACGGGTATTCAGTGTTCCGTCGTCAGGGACTTGGTTGAGAATATGCAGAACCACAGCGGCGTTATGAATCTTGAAAAGATTATGACGGTTCTCGACCTGTTCAGGTTCGACAACGGGGCTGTTGACAAGGCTGTCAGGAAGGAACTTAAAAAAAAGGAAATGACAAAAGACGACTATATCTATTGAGAATATGAAAAAGACACTTACAATCAAGGATTCCGACTTTAAGAAAGTCAAGGAACTCACAGACAGCGGTTGGACTGTCGAAAGCACAGTCCGCGTATCCGATTCAAAGACGCAGTACACACTGACTAAACCTGACGTTGACAAGAAAATCAAAGGATAAAGTTATGGGAAAGAAAAAAGTCAGAGAGCCGATATACTCGATACGGGTTTACTGTAAGAAGTGCGGCAAGTTGGTAATGGAGAGCGTGCGCCTGACGCACAAGCAACTGTTGGTGAATTGGGACGACGCGGTGTTCAAGGCGTGCGGAATATACTGTACGGACTGCAAGACCAAGCCGCCCGTCATAAACGACCTGAGAATTATGAACTACGCGCTCAACAAAGAGTTAGAGCCTCACTATGTGTTGCCGAAACCTGATTACAACATGGTCGAGGACGCCAAACATAAACTCGGAATAGCGTAAGGTTATGTTCTTTGAGAGCGCGATTTTCTACATGGGCAACAAGTACAAGTTGCTCAAATATATCATTCCCCTGTTCCCGACGGAATGCGCGACGTTCTACGACCTGTTCGGGGGTAGCGGCGTCGTGTCCATGAACTACAAGGCGGACAGAAAGGTTTACAACGAGTTCAACGGGAACATCGTCGCGTTACAGGAAATGATAAAACGCGAGGACATAGAACAGTTGGACAAAATGTACAGGAAAATCGTCGGCGAGTACGGTCTGAGGCAGAAGTCGAGCGGCGACCCGAAAAGGAACGAACAGGGTTTCCTGAGGCTCAGGGACGAGTACAACAAGTCACAGGACAGGGACGTCCGTATTCTGTTCCTGTTGTGCTGTTATTCCATGAACAACATAATCAGGTTCAATTCCGACAACGAGTTCAACAGCAGTAACGGGAATCAGAGTTACAACAAAATCATTAAAAACCGCCTGTTGGCTCACCACAGGCTGTTTCAGGACGTTGAAATTTGGAACAGGGACGTGTTCGACATAGATTTCTCACAGATAACGGAAGGCGATTTTGTTTACCTCGACCCACCGTACCTGAACACGACAGCCGTTTATAACGAGAAACGTGCGTTCGGCAATTGGGACAGGGAATGTGACCTGAGGCTGTTCGGGCTGATAGACGGTCTGAACGAGCGGAACGTCAGGTTCGGTATGTCAAACGTGTTCGCGTGTCGGGGAAAGGAGAACACGCACCTGATTGAATGGTGCGCCGACAGAGGGTATCAGGTTCACCACCTCGACAGGGTCAAATACTATCCGTTCTCACGGGGTTCGTCGGGGAACGACGAGGTTTACATAACAAACATAAAAACCAAAGTCGCTGAACAACTAACACTTTTTTAATATGCCAATATCAGATGTTTACAATGTTGACTGTATTGAGTATATGAGGGGTTTGCCTGACAAGGTGTTCGACCTTGCCGTGGCAGACCCCCCTTGACCATACGGAATCAAGCGAGACGGTCAGGAAAGGTCAATATGCAGGAATCCGAAACACAACCGAAAGTATTTCGAGGCTAAGGGTTGGGACACGAAAACGCCCGACAAGGTCTTTTTCGACGAACTGTTCCGCGTCAGCAGGAATCAGATAATTTGGGGCGCGAACTATTTTCCCGAACACCTGACGCACTCTATGGGTTGGATTTTTTGGGACAAAGGTCAGCACGGTCTGTCCATGTCCGACGGGGAACTTGCGTACACCTCGTTTCAACGGGCGTTGCGCGTCGTCACTATGAACAGAAGTGAACTCGCGAAAGAGGGTACTATCCATCCTTGCCAAAAGCCGATTCTATTGTACAGTTGGGTGTTGGACAACTACGCCAAGACAGGCGACAAGATATTCGACCCCATGATGGGGGCGCAGGGCAGTCGCATAGCCGCGTACAAGAAAGGTTTTGACTATTACGGGTGTGAACTTGACAAGGAATATTACGACAAGGGTTGCGAGCGTTTCGAGCAGGAATGCCTCGGAATATACAGGCGTCCCGACGGTTCTGTCGTGCAACAGGCAAGTTTGTTTTGACAGTTTGTAAAAATACTGTATATTTGCTGTCACTATGAGTAATGATAAAGTTACAGCATCGGAACAGTTTAAGAGCCGTATTTGGCTCGAATACCCCGTACCGAGGGAGTTTTCGGTTTGGGGCGGTGACTTGGTACACACCCTGCCGTTAGAAGACCTTGACGCGCTGATTGAAATGTGTGTCGAGGACGTTGCGACAGACATTGTGATTCGTGAACACAAGCAGGCGACGGGTCTCGCGACGCCGATGCCTGCGGACACGGTGACAGTCCTGTACGCTAACCTCGACTTTCCGTATCAGGGCAACAGGCAGGTCAAGGCGTCATACGACCATTCGCTCAAACAGGCGTTTCTCAGGTCGTTCCCTGCCGTTATCGTCTATCAGAGGAAAATGCACGTCGAGGACATAGACAGGTTGCAGGGCGACAGGCTGATTTATTTCAGGTACTATGTAATGAACAAGATGGCGACGTTGGAACTGTCATACCTCAAAACTATGAGTATGAACGTTGACAACGGCAATATCGACTTGGAGACGCTAAAAGAGTTCGCCAACAAGACCGAGGTGAAAGTCAAGGACTTGCGCGAGAGCATACTTATTTACGCGGTAAGCAACGGATAAACTTAAAACTATAAGACTATGAATTTTAAGAATTTAATGGGCGTAAAGACCGCAAGACGGTCAAGCCTGAATAAAGTTAGGGACAGCCGTCGTATCAGTGACGGTCTAAGCACAGAGGAATATACTGAACTGAAAAAACAATTCGGTTCGTTCGTTGCTCAGAACAGACGTGATATTAAGAAAGTGTCTTTGGGCGACCGTGATATTGACGGTACACGTACATTTTTTGAGTTTAACACATATTATGTGGACAACGAGTTGTCTAATCAGACTATTGAGGAAATCAAAGACTATTACGAGAACGTCGCGTCAACATACGGTGAGTATCTGAATTACCGTAACACAAAGATACAGGAAATGTCTTACAGTGAAGAGGATGAGGTGCTGAATGATTTGATAGTTGAATTTTCAGAATACTTACAGGGTCGGTATGACGACAACACCTTGCGTGATTTTCTTTTACAAGCCGTTGTTTACGGTGGTACAGAGGGTATCGATGCGTTTGAAAAGAAACTTTTTGCCGCGCTCGGTGTTCAGAATAGCGAGGAAATAGAAGACTATTTCGCTACCAATCCGAAAAACGTACAGTCTAAGTTTGAAATAGGTGATTCTGTCGAATACCAACAGAACAGTCATACTATTATCGCTGAAATAACCGACAAAGAGTTTGGTTGGGAAGGTTGGGTTTATGCGATAGAAGGTGTTGACGAGAGCGGTGACTATTGGAAAGTTGAGTTGATGAGCGGCGGTGTTTCTGAGAAAAAACTAAAACCGCAGATTCCTGTTTCCGATTCCCGTAAGGTCAAAGACGGTTTAGAGTATAATTATATCTATGAGTTGGACGATATGATTAACGAAAAACCTATTGACGAGGTTATTAAAATGTTGGGTGATGATTGGACGCTGTCGAGGGATTTCACAGATGATAGTGTTATTGGTAAGCCGTGGCAGACTTGGTATTACGAGTTTGTTAGCGGTGACACAAAACAGGACGGTGACGAAGAATACTTAATATTGGGTACTATGAACAAAGGTGGCAGGGTATTTTATGTGAGTACAAACTGTAATCAACCGCGTTTTGTAAGACCTCACAGACTTTCCGACAGTCGTCGTGTGAAAGATTCTTTGGGCGAGGACGAATACGAGGAATACCTGAACGAACTCGGTGAGGGTCTTGACGAGGACGAGTTTATTATGGGTGGTGAATCGCGTCTCGGTATGCCTTACGGTACAGCAATGCGTCAGTACGACCCGATAGCGTTCAACGTGGGTTACGACGAGTGGGTGCGCGAGAACGAAGACGATGACGACGAGTACAAGTTGGAACAGATTGCCGACCTTCTCGAAGAGGGCTATCGTTCAGGCTATGACCCACAATGGGACTTAGACGTTACTGTTGACGGTCAGGATATTTCCGAGTTCAACGATGACGACAAAGACCTGATTTATCAGGACATCGCATACGTTGTGAAAGACGGTTACGACAACTATCAGGGAATCGAGACCGAACTGTCTGACGGTTCTATCGTCTATGTTGATTTCACTCTGAATTATTGATTTTAATTCCCAATTCAATAGAAAGGCACGGGGGACAGAATGTTTCCCGTGTTTTTTTGTTTGTCTGTAACAAATACTGTATTATATTTGCAAAAAAATAACAATAATGTCAGAACAAACAGCGAACATATTGGCGAAAAAAATCGCCGAGGGTACGGCGAACCGCGAGGAGCGCGGACTGTCCCTGAAAATGATAAACACCCAACTCGCCATCGAGTACGTCACGGGTCTCGACGACGTCAAGGCGTTTGTAGAGCGTCTGAAAGAGTTGAGAAAGAAAATGTCAGACAAGTTTATCGAGAAGGTCGAGAAACAGATGGACGCCGAGGAAATCGAGCCTGAGGTTATGTTCCAATACCTGACGACAATAAGCAACAAGGAACTGCAATTGGTGTCCGAGTACAGGAAACTGTTACAGGGCAACCGACAACTGTTCGACGAGGACACAATGTCAGAAGAGGACAGGGTCATTCTGCGCCTGTTGAGGTCGTTCAGTTCGACAGACCAAAAACGGGACTTTTTCAAGATTGTCGCCGAGTATATGCAGGACAAGGGCGCGGTTGACGCTGATATTGTAGAATAAATATTTTTATTGTATATTTGCGGAAAATAAAACAGTTTAACTTAAATATACAAGACTATGAGAAACAGAATGACAAGACGCGTGAAAGACGCTTTTGACGAGGACGAAGAGCCTAACCAACTGATAGACGTTGAGGTTACGTTTTGTTGGGACGACTATTTGTTTCAAGAAAACTATGAAGAGGACAGAGAAGAGTACGGACTGCCTGAGGAAATAGACAGTGAGTTGGTGACGGAAATAGCAATGGACATAGACCGCGAGTTGTGTCGGGTTATATCCGACTATTTTGGTAAGCATTATTGTTCATATCACAGTGGCAGTAACGGTTATGGTGGCGATTTGACTTGCTTTGACACAAGTGTTGAGGAATCTGTACTGTTTGACAAATTGAGCAGTTACGACATTCCGTTCTCGGACGCTGAAATCAGGAACGACGATATTTACTTGCATTTGGACAACAGCAACAGCGGCGTTTACGGAATGTTTGGTAGCGCAATAGACGATTTTATCGACAGAAAATACACTGACGACGTGAGCAGAAGAATCGCGATAGACATTATGGAAATCAACGAAATGGGTGCTGACCTGTATATCACAAACCCGTCTGAACGTATTATTCAGTTGGTTCAAGAAAATATTTGATAACAACGTACATACGAATCAGTAAAACACGAACCTTAAAAAAGTTCGTGTTTTTTTATAACAACCTGTTGTTATATTAAAATTATTTATATATTTGCGTCACCGTTTCAATAGTGGGGCGGATAACTTTAACAACAACAGAGTATGGATAAGGAATTTGAGAACGAGTTGTCGGAATATTTGGAAAATCTGACAATCGAGAACTTGTACGAGAAGACCGTCAGGGTCAAGGAACTGAAAGACGCTTACGAATCCGCCAAGGACGAACTTGACGCGTTCCGCGCGTTCTACTTACAGAAAATGCGCAACGAGAACCTAACGAAACAGGAGAACGACGACATTTCGGTCTTAATCAAGGAATCGTACGAATCAAGTGTCGTTGACACCGAGAAACTGAAAGCCGACGGTCTGTACGAGGCTTATTCAAAGAAAAAGACAGTTGACGCCTCGCTCGTCGTCAAAATCAAATCAAAGAAAATCAAAGGTTGAACTTTAAAACAATAACAACAATGGAAATCAAATTGTCAAGACTGAGTATCGGTTTCCTTTCGGAAATCAAGGTTGTCAGCCGTAACGAGTTTGAAATTACGGGTGATATTAGTATGAGAATGAAATACCCCGAACAGCGTGCTATCGCCCCCGAGTTCGCCGACATCGACAGGTTGCGCGTGATTTACAACCACGACGGCTTGCTCGAAGACATATACGGCGGTCAGGGCGAGCCTGACAGACAGCGTCTGTTCTTTGAGGTCGAGAGGTACGTCAACAGTTCGTTCGGCGGCGAAAGGTCGTTCGAGTGTTCCGAGGACTACTGCGAGGATTTTGAGGACGTCCGCCTGACCGACGACAACGCGATTGAGGTTTACGCGGAGAACATAACACTGCCGATATGATTGAGGACTACGTACCGTACATAGCGGCTCAGACGCTGAAACAGGTCGGATTCAACGAGCCTACCAAGGCTGTGTTTATGAACGGTCAGTGTATGCTGTTGGACAGTTACAGCTACAACTCTCTGTTCGGGACGAGCGACACCTGTTCCGCGCCGACAATGCAGATGGCTTTCAAATGGCTGAGGGACGAGCGTTACACGCACGTCGAAATAACAGCCGACGGAAACGGGTTCTCGTACACAATCAAGCACTATTCGATTGAGAAGGGGTGGGTCGAGCGCAAGGGTCAGGACAGAAAGACGTTTCCGACCTACGAGGACGCCGCGTGCGAGGGGCTTATTACAGGACTTAAATATTTATACTATTATGGGAAAGAAAATTGAGAAAAAGGTCACGGATGACCTGAAGAGAATCGGCAACACGATTGACGACCTGTGTGACAAACTCGAAATACAGAGAGAGTTGGAACGCCGCGAAATATACAAGCGCGCGGCGACGAACCTGTTGCTGTTCAGGCTGAACACGTCGAGTTGTTCGGTCATAGAGTGTATGAATTGGGCTATCGAGCAAGCCAAGGCGTTCTCCGAGAAAGTTATGGAACACGCCTCGGACAGGGTGAAACCCGTCGAAATGTCGGACGAGGAAATCATAAGGGAGTTCCACGACCGCAAACTGATAGACGACGCGCTGACCGACAACGACGTCGTCAAAGAGGTGTATGACCGAGGATTGGTCGCCGACATCCTGTTCACGAACGAGGACTTGGTCGAGACCTACGGTTGGGTCAGAAAATCAGAGACAGAGTTTTAAACAAATTATAAACAATTTTAAAAAAAACAACAACTATGAAATTAGATTTGAAAACATTTCTGCCTAAGTTAGCATTAGCAAAGAAAGTGATAAACCCGAAACCCGTCATCACGGTTCAGGGGTGTTTCCTGTTGCGTTCCAAGGACGGTATGCTGTATGTGAACGCGTCCGACACCGAGAACACTGTTTCGGTCGGCGTTAAGCCGTTGGAATATTCGGAAATGAATATCTGCGTCAACGCGAACGATTTTTACAGCGCGTTACTGAACCTCAGGGGCGAGGAAATAGAACTGACGCTCAACCCCGAGAAAAAACTTGTGCGTTGCGCCTACAAGAGCGGTTTTTTCCAACTGCCCTACACGGACGACGAAAATTCAAGCGCGGTGCTTGAAATACAGCCGAGCGACTATGTTATCGACAAGGACATAGACGACACGTTCACCCTGTCAGAGGCTATAATGAAAGCCGAAATAGCGGCGTCAGAGGACAACCTGAAACCTATCCTGTGCGGTGTGCATTTCGATTTCAGGCAGGACGGAATGGTCGTTGTCGCCTGTGATTCGAGAAAACTGTCGAAATACAAGACCAACATAACGTTCGACATGGACAGAAAGGGTTTCGTAATGCCAAAGAAAGGCGCGAACATACTCACCTCTCTGATGTCGGAATACGAGAGTGACACGGTCAATATGAAGGCAAGCGACAACCGCGTCCTGTTCACGGGCGAGGCTTACACGCTTTCGGTCGTCCTGACAGAGGGCGTTTTCCCCTCGTACGACGCGCTGATTCCTACGGACAACGTGTTCTGCGCGACCGTCAAGAGAAACGCAATGCTGAACGCCGTACAGCGCGTAGCACCTATGGAGAGCGACAAGGACGAAATGCTTTTAATCAACTTTGACAAGAACGCCATGATAATCGAGGCAGAAGACGTGTTCCTGAAAAAGAAAGCCAAAGAGAAAGTGTCCTGCCTGTACGACGGCGAGCCTATGAGAATCGGTATGAAGTCAGACAACGTGATAACGCTGTTGCAGGCGTTGGACAGCGACGACGTCGAGGTTCATTTCAAAACACCGAACACAGCCATTGTCATTCTGCCGCTGTCAGAAATGAAAGAGCGTCTGTTGACACTCTGTATGCCTATGATTATATCATACAACAAATAAAGGACTGCGGTTATGGTAAAACTGAAATACAAGGGTCTCAGGACGTTCAAGGGCGTCCCGTGCGGAATAGGCGCGTTACAGCGTTTCTACGGAATAAGCCGATACCAATACAAACTGTATCTGAGCGGCGGTCTGAAAGGCGTGTTCTCGGACGACAAGCACAACCGTATAGAAAGGGCTGTCGAGTTGGAGAACCTGCGAGAGGATTCGCTCAAACAGTTGGCGTTGCAGGCTAACAGTCAGAGCGGAAAGGTTGACGGCGACTTTATGAAAAAAGTCGAGGAAACCGCGATGATGCCGCTTACACTCACCCAACTGTATATGTTCCTGACCTTGGAAAAGGACGAGTGAAAAATTTTTCAGGGAACGCTTGCAATATTAAAATTATTTATATATTTGCAGTGCCGCCGCGATATTGCGACGGGGGACTTTAAAACATACAGATATGAGAACAGAGGATTTGTTAGCGGCTCACAACAAGGATTTCGCCACTATGTCAGGTGTTGAGAAACAGTATCACGCTTACGGTTACGTCGAGGGTGTGAACAAACCCGAGAGAATCAACGAGGCTAAGTTAAAGGAACAACTCACAGACCGAATATCCGAAATATCGGAAATATTCGAGGCTGACGACATAGCGGCGACGGTTTACGGTAACGCTATCCGTTTCGGCTTGGACTTTGAGGGCTACAAGGTCAAATTTGTGGGCGGAATTGTAAGTTACAGGGACAAGACCCGAATCGGTAGCGGCTCGTACACATATTTGTTTGACGTTGAGGGCAAAGCCGAGGTTTACGACGGCGACAAACTGATACACACGTACCAATACGCCGAAAAGGATTTCGAGGCTGAGTTCATATACGACGAAATGTCTTATTTCGGTTGCAAGGAAACGGATTTCTAACCATTTAAAATATACAGCTATGGACATACGCAAGGTGAACGAGATAAACGGTGTCAGTATCTTTATGGATATGTACACGCACAAGTATTTCTATTGGGAAAACGGCAAGAAACGCACGTCGTATTATTGCGCGAACCTGATTAACCGATTAAAGAAAAAGAAACAGCTATGAATCTGAATGACGCAATAGCCGCAGTTGACACTATCATAAGCGGCAAGAGGACAAACAAACCGTTCGATTGGTGGGAGAGAGCGGAGCAGGTGCTACGCGAATCAGGGGATATATTTCGTGCAGAGATAGCGCACGACGCCGCGATACGGGCTTACAGATTTGAGGAATGGCAGGCAGATTTAGCATAGACGGTTACAAGAAGACGCTGTTGGACACCTTGGTTCGCAAGATGGAACGGGCGACAGTCGGGACTTTTCAGCCCCTGTTGGACGAGTTCGTCGCCCTGACAGGGGACAGCGACCCCAAGGCTTTCGAGCGGTATGTCGAACGTGAGAAACGCAAAAAAGACTGACGCTGTTTGTCCGTATCTGATTTTTTTGTTTATTTGCAACACTAACTACCAAAATAGTGGGTTGTTATGATTAAACGAATCAACAGGGTCGCGAGCAGTATCGTCAAGGTGATAACGAAACCATTGCTCACTATGGCGTTGCTGAGGTTTATGTTCAGTCTGCCGCTGAATATGCTCGCGTGAACATATTTCCGACATTTTTCCGTGGATTGCGCGGACTTTTGGTTCTTGGTTCAGGGGACGGCACGTGTTGTCGTCCCTGTTTTTTTGTAAAAAAATGTAACAAACGCTTGTTATATTGAAATTATTTGTATATTCGCGGTGTCAATATTGGCACAGGACTTTAAAACGTACTATTATGAGAAAGTATTTTTATTTGGGAATCTGCGTTGTCTTGGCGGCTATCGCGGTATCAATCGCTGTTTACGGAATATGTGTTCCTGACAAACTGTATATGCTGTTAGAGGCGTTCCTTTACATTGCGCTGTCTTACATATTCTATAACGAGTACAAGGAGGACAAAGAGGATGGCGTTTAATCAGGTTTATCTGAAAGACGGGTTCGCGCTGTTCGACAACCAAAAGGCGAACATAAAACGGTTGGTGACAATGCGCCGAGCGTTGCTCACCGACCGCGTCGGCTCGGGCAAGTCCCTGTCAACCCTGTATTCGTTCTGTTACCTGAAGGAAAAGGGGTTAGCCGACAGAATGATTGTGTTCACGCCGCTCAACGCGTACACGAAAAGGGTTTGGAAAAAGGACATAGACAAGTTCACGAAACTGTCCTGCACCGATTTCGATTCGGTCAAGGCTGAGACGGTCAGCGTCCCCGAACTGTTGGAAAGGTACGACGTGATATACTGCAAGCACACGCATTGCAAACAGGACTACGAACTGTTGCGCGTCCTATGCTCAGACCCCAAGACGCTCGTCGTCGTTGACGAGGTACACGCGTTCAAGAACCCGTCGTCACAATTGACGATGGCTTTGAAACACGTAATTGAAAACACACAGTTGTTTTGGGGAATCACGGGTACGACCCTGTCACGTTCGTTGGAGGACACGTACAATATCATAAACCTGATTAAACCGTGGCACTTGGGCGGATTCGTACATTTCCGCGACACGTACTGCAAGACCGTCGAAAAGGTTATCGGACGCAATCCTGACAAATCGTTGAAAAAAGCGATTGAAATAATCGGAATCAAGAACCCCGACGCGTTCAGGGAAAAGATTTACCCTGTCGTCATAACGGGTGAATCGTTCCTGACGGTGAATTTCCACTATGTCGATTACGAACTGTCGGAACAGGAATCAATCATTTACAGTAAAATCGCGAACGGAATAACGCTCGACGGTGACAGTGACGAGGATTGGTTGCAGACGGTGTTGGGCGAGGAGAAAGTTTATGCGCCTGAGGTGCGTCACATAAAGGACGTGAACGCGCACTCGTCACGGTTCATATACTTGCAGAGTGCGGCGGACGGGGTGTTGACCGAGAGCGGCACGCAGGACGGGTACGGCGGCGTCAAAATGGACAGGCTTATGAGCCTGATACGGGAAATTGTCGGAAAACGACAGTCGGTGATAGTGTATTTCGACTACTTGTGTTCGTTGGAATCGGCTGAGAGACGCCTGAGCGAACTGAACTTGGACGTGACATTCCTGAAGTCAACGGGGTCTGACGTCATAAAGGACGGCGTCGTGACCGAGGACGGCGCGAGGGAGAGACCGTATGTCATATTCGGGACACGGGCGTCGAGTGAATCGGTGTCGTACTATTTTTTCAACAACGTCGTATTCTTTCACGTCCCGACAGTGCCTCACATATTCGTTCAGTTAGTTGGCAGGATAACAAGGAAAAACACCCTGTACCCTGACGACCTGAACTGTTACATATTCAGGTCTGACAACATCGACCTGTACAAAATGATTATGGTGTCGTCGAAATGCGCTCAGATGGAAATCACACAGGGCGAGGAAATGAACGTTCCGCCCGACTACAAGAACGTCATAAACGAAAAACAGACGTTGGATATGGTGCGGAAAATTTTGTTGTGGCGACGGTGAACAAACAAACACGAACCGTAACCCGATTCGTGTTTTTTTTGTTTCGTCCCGTAACGAAAATATTGTATATTTGCGGTAATAAACACAGTGTGTTATGATTGATTTTATAAAGAACAAACTAACGTTGATTGCCGCGATAATATTCGCCGCGATGGTGCTTTGCATAGGCTATCTGTCAGTAAAGAACAAGCACCTGAAGTTCGACTACGACCTCGCCCTGAACAACTACAAGGCGTACGAGCAAATGTACACAGCCAAACTCGATTCCGTCAACGGAAAGAACTACGAGTTGAAAATGACGAAGGAAATGCTCGAACGCAGTCAGGACACGATTATCAGAGACCTGAACGAACTGAGGAAAAACCTCAAAATAAAGGACAAGCAACTCAAACAGTTGCAGTATCTGTCAACAGTCACCAAGATACACGATTCGGTATATTTCACGGACACCCTGTTCCGTCACGACATAAACCTCGACACCGTCATTTCCGACGATTGGCACACGCTCAACATACGCCTGTCGTACCCGTCAACGATAAAGGTTGACAGCAGGTTCAGGAACGAACTGTCAGTGATAGTGTCAACAGAGAAACAGACAATAAACCCACCGTCAAAGATATTTTTCATTCGTTGGTTTCAGAAAAAACAGGAACTCGTCAAGATTGACGTTATTGACAAGAACCCGTACGCTGAGGTCACGGAACAAAGATTCGTTGAGGTGGTTAAAGAGAAATGACTATGCACGGTAACGCGGTATATGATTGGATAATGAAAGCTGTGTTCGGCTTGATTGGCGCGTTCATAGCTTGGGTCGAGCCGATGCAGGAGGTTATGTACGTCGTGTTCGCCGCGATGGTTGTTGACACGATTACAGCCTACCAACTGAACAGGCGCGTCGCCCAAAAGTACAAGGGTATGTCTCACGGCAAGTTACAGTCGAAACGGTTGCTCAACCTGTTCAGGACGCTGATTTCCGTCCTGACCGTCATATTGCTGTCGTACGCTATCGACACGTACTGTTTCCCGATATTGGACTTGAACCTCGCGTACATAATCGCGTTCGCGTTCTGTATGATACAACTCGTTTCCGTGTTGGAGAACATATCAAGTTGCAACAACGCGAAATGGGCTAAACTGTTACAAAAGATTCTGATTGACAAGACGTCCCGACACCTCGACTACAATGTCGGCGACTATATCAAGGAAATAGCCGAGGAAAAGGCGAGCGAAATAAAGAACAGCAAGAAGACAACAACTAAAAAAACAAACAAGAATGGACAGAAATAAGGTTATATCGGAAATCAGAAAGTATTTCAAAATACAGGAATTTGTTGACGAACCTACATTTAAAAAGTGGGGCGACAACGCTTGGAATTTCCTCGACACGGAACTGTTAGAGACGGTACTTGTCCTGCGTCGGGACATTTTGAAAGTGCCTATGGTTATCAACGATTGGTGTTTCGGCGGCAAGAATCAGAACAGAGGCTTGCGTAGCAACCTCAGCTACTTGGTGAAAGAAAAGACTGACAAGGGTGTTTTGTATTTGTCACAGCATTGTTTTGATGACAAGACTTTAATTTTGACGGATAGGGGTTGGTTGGGTATAAATGATATTTTAGAAAAAGATAAAGTTTTTTCTTATAATATAGAAAATGAGGTAATAGAATTAAAACCTATTGATTCTATAATTAAACAAGAATATCAAGGCAAAATGGTTAAAATAAAGAATATGAATGCGGATATTCTTGTTACAGATGAACACAGAATGATTGTTAGATGTAACAATAAAAAATATAAAAGAAAAACAAACAAAACCCTTACAGAAAAGGGTAAAAGTTATTTTGATTCATTAAAAACAAATAATGATATTTGGCATATTGAATTAGCAAAAGATATTGTGGGAAAAAGACGAGATTTGCTGTGTGCCGCTAATGTCCAAAAATATAAAGAATGTGACTTGAAAATTTGGAAATTAGCATTTGCTACGATAGCAGATGGGTATTTTCAATA